GCCATGCAGAGATTTTTTTTGCTCCTAAAGGAGGTTCAGGTGAAAATTGCCATGCGGCCGCTCGCGCAGCTGGTGCCCTACGCGAGGAACGCCCGCACCCATTCGGACGCGCAGATCGCGCAGATCGCGGCCTCGATCGCCGAGTTCGGCTTCACCAATCCGGTGCTTGCCGACGAGAAAGGCATCGTCGCCGGGCATGGCCGGGTGCTCGCCGTTCGGCAGCTGTTCGAAGCCGGTCGCAATGTGGTCGGCGCCGATGGTCGGGAGGTCCCAGCCGGTAAGGTGCCGGTCATCGATTGCACCGGCTGGTCGGAATCGCAGCGCCGCGCCTATGTCATCGCCGACAACAAGCTGGCGCTCAACGCCGGCTGGGACCTCGAGCTGCTCTCGCTCGAATTGCGCGATCTCGACGGGCTGTTCGATCTCGGGCTGACCGGCTTCGCCGAGGACGAGCTGGCCGATCTGCTCGGGCTGGTCGGCGATGCCGATCTGCCGGGCCTTGCCGATGGCGATCGCGAGCCGTTCCAGCAAATGACCTTCGTGCTGCACGATGATCAGGCCCGTCAGGTCGAGGCGGCGATCGCGGCGAGCAAAGCGCAAGGCCCGTTCATCGATACCGAGAACGAGAACAGCAACGGCAACGCCCTCGCCCGGATGGCGGTGGCCTTCCTGAAAGCGCAGGCCGATGCCTAGCGCGAAAGCCCTCCGGGTCGCCCCGATCGCCAGCGGCCCCGCGCGCATGTTCGTCAAGCGCCATCATTACAGCGGCAAGGTCACCGCCAATTCGCAGCTGCACCTGGGCGTTTTCTGGGACGGGCGGCTAGAGGGCGTGATGCAATTCGGGCCGCCGATGGACAAGCGGCACCTGCTCGGCATGGTGCCGGGCACGCCCTGGTACGGCATGCTCGAACTCAACCGGATGGTCTTCACCGATCGCCTGCCACGCAATTCCGAGAGCCGCGCGCTGGGTGTCGCACTGCGGCTGATCCGGCGCGAATATCCGCAGGTGCAGTGGATCGTCTCGTTCGCCGATGCCTGCCAGTGCGGCGACGGCACGATCTATCGCGCGGCGGGCTTTCTGCTCACTGCGATGCGCAAGAATACCACGCTCTGGCGCATGCCCGACGGCGAGGTCGTCGCCGACATTTGCTTTTCGCCGGGCGCGACCCTCAAAGGCGACAGCGGCTCGGCTTGCAAGAAGTTGAAGGAACGGGGCGCGGCGCGATTGCCCGGCTTTCAGCTGCGCTATATCTATTTCACCGATCCGGCGGCGCGCGAGCGGCTGGCCGGCGAGATCCTGCCGTTTTCGGCGATCGCAGCCGCCGGGGCTGGCATGTATCGGGGGGAGAGGCGCGCGAAAAAGCAGGACGGCGGAAACCCTCCGCCGCTGGGCGGTGCGATCCCGACCCGCGCGCTCCACTCTGAGAGGAGCCGCTGACATGACAGGCACACCAGCCCAAGCTACCCGGCAAGACTTCGCCGGGCGAATTGCAGATTGGGACGCTGACAAAATCCTGTCGTTGGTCGTGGAGCGCAACGCTTTGTCCGAGCGGCTCGTGGCGCTCGAGGCGGTGCTGCGGTTGCTTTGGAGCGATTGGACTGGCGGCATGGAAGGTGACGACGTTTTCGCAGCACATGGCGCAAAAATTATCGTGGCCCTCGGAGCGAAGCCATGAGCAGGCCTCGCTACAGGCCAACTGATCAGGATCGCCGCGAGGTCGAGACGATGGCGGGCCTCGGGCTGATGCAAAAGCAGATCGCTGCGATCAAGGGCATCAGCGAGCCGACGCTGCTGCGCTATTTCGCGCGCGAACTCACGCTCGGCAACGCCAGGGCGGTGCTGCGCGTCTCGCAATCGCTGTACACGCTGGCCACCCGGCAGAACGCGAGCGCCGCCGCCTGCATTTTCTTTTTGAAGACCCACGGCGGCGAGGCGTGGCGCGAGAAAGCCGCCGCCCCTTCGATCGGCAAAAAGGAAGAGGCCGAGATCGCGGCGCGCGACGCCGAGGCGGGCACCGGCTGGGCAGGGCTGTTGCAGTGACGCGCCATGTGGCGCAGCGCTTGCCCCGACTGGGAAGACCGCATCAGGCAAGGGCAATCGCTCCTCCCCGATCTGCCATGGATTGAATCCGAGGCCACGCGCGCGCTCACGATCTTCAACCGCCTGCACCTGCCCGACGTGCCTGGCCGACCGCTGCTGCGCGATGCCGCCGGGCCATGGATGCGCGACACGGTGCGCGCGGTCTTCGGCAGTTTCGACCCGGCATCGCACCAGCGCTGGCTGCGCGAATTTTTCGTGCTGGTGCCCAAGAAAAACAGCAAGACCACCGGCGGCGCGGCGATCATGCTCACCGCCATGTTCATGTCGCGCCGCCCGCGCGCCGAGTTCACCTTGATCGCCCCGACGATCGACGTCGCGAAACTCGCGTTCGAGCAGGCGGTCGGCATGATCGAGGCCGATCGCGTGCTGATCGCCAAATGCCACATTCGCGATCATATCCGCGAGATTCGCTATCGCCCGACCGGGGCCTTTCTCAAGGTCAAGTCGTTCGATCCGCGCACCGTCACCGGCGGCAAGCCGGCGGGCGTGCTGCTCGACGAGGTCCATGTCATCGCCGAGGACCACAACGCCGATCGCGTCATCGGCCAGCTGCGCGGCGGGCTGGTCTCGCAGCCCGAGGCCTTTCTGCTGATGACCACGACGCAGAGCGAGCGGCCGCCCTCGGGCGTGTTTCGCGCCGAGCTTCTCAAAGCCAGGGCGGTGCGCGACGGCCGGCTGATCGCGCCGGTGCTGCCGCTGCTCTACGAATTGCCGAAGGGCCTCGACTGGCGCGACCCCGCTCATTGGGCGATGGTCAATCCGAACAACGGCTTTTCGGTCCATGTCGATCGGCTGGTGCCCGATTACGAGGCGGCGGATCTCGCCGGAATCGAGGAGCTGCGGCGCTGGGCAAGCCAGCACCTCAATGTCGAGGTCGGTCTCGCGCTGCAGGCCGATTACTGGTCGGGCGCATTGTTCTGGGAAGCGCAGGGCGCGCCCGATCTGGACCTCGAGACGCTGCTCGACCGCTGCGATCTGGTCGAGATCGGGATCGATGGCGGCGGGCTGGACGATATGCTCGGGCTTGCCGTGCTGGGCCGCGAATACGGCTCGGGCGACTGGCTGCTCTGGTCAAAGGCTTGGGTGCATCCGATCGCAATCGAGCGCCGCAAGGGCGAGGCCCCGCGCTACCGCGATCTCGCGCAGCAGGGCGACCTCGGGATCGTCGAGACCATGGGCGCGGACTTCGACGAGGTGACCGCGATCTGCGAGCACGTCGAGGCCGGCGGGAAACTCGATCGGATTGGCGTCGATCCGGTCGGGATCGCGGGCGTGCTCGACGCGCTCGCGGCGGTCGGCATCGCCGGGGATCGCGTGGTCGGCATTCCGCAGGGCTGGCGGCTTTCGGGCGCGATCAAGACGGTCGAGCGCCGGCTGGCCGATCGGGCGTTCTGGCATGGCGGCACCGGGCTGATGGCCTGGTGCGTCGGCAATGCGCGCGTCGAGCCGGCGGGCAATGCGGTGAAGATCACCAAGCAGGCGAGCGGAGTCGGCAAGATCGACCCGGTGATTGCGATGTTCATGGCGGCGGCGCTGATGAGCGCGAATCCGCAGCCGCGCCTCGCGGTGGGCGAGTGGATCGCCTGACGCGCGGGAACCCGCCAGCCTCGCCGGGGGTTGGGGCAGCTGGCGCGGTTTGGCCACAGCCATTGCTGACGACACATGGCCGGGCCGCGCCGACAAAAAAGAGGGCGCGCGGCCCTCTTTCCCGACCCGGCTGGCGCGGGCTTATTCTTCCTCTAGGTCAAAATCGAGATCGTCGCCCAGTTCGAGCAGCTGCGTGGAATCATCTTCCGAGAGCGCGACGACGATATTGTACTCGATCTCTTCCTCGTCGGCCCGGAAGTCGAACGGCTCGCAGGTGAGCACGAAGGCCGGGCGATTGAACGCCCCGATGGCCTCGCCGAGTTCTTCCAGAAACATCGCCGCGATCGCGGCCTCGTCCTTGGGATCGTCGAGCAGTTCGGCGACCCGCACGAACTGGGTGCGGTAGAATTTGTAATCGATGCCGTTGGACGAGACGATCATGGTTTTTCCTTTCAGTCGAAAGTCGCCGAGGCGAGATAATCGTATGAGCGATCAATGTGGCAATGCGTGACCTGTTGCCAGCGCCCACCGCGCAGCCTCGCTTCCTCGATCGTCATTCCGCCGAAGCCGTTCCGGCCCCGATAGAGGACGCAGAGCCGCGAGGCGGCGGCATTGCCGAACGCTTTGATCGGCGCGAAACTTTCGGGATCGCGCATGCTCTCGCGCAGCGCGCGAATTTCCAGCACGGCCACGCCCCGCGCGAGCGCGCGGGCGTGATCCTCCGGCTTCGGCTTCTGCGCGTAGATGCCGTCGGATTTATCCGCCAAGGTGCCCGCGACGAGGATGAAACCGAGCGCGAGCACGGCGGTAGATTTGCGGCTGATCATTTTGGATAGACCCTCTCGGCGATCGGGCGGGCTTCCCAGCGAACGACGTAGCCGTCGCCCTCGGGATAATAGCAGCCGCCCCGGCTGGCCTTCACGCTGGCGACCCGGATGGCGATGTCGAGCGCGCTGACGCGCAGGAAGATATGCTCGGTCATTGTCTCAGCCCTTCGCGTCTGCAAAATAAATCGCTTTCGCCTCGTCGAGCGGCATGTCCTGCAGAATCCGCCACTCGGGTTTCTGCCTGCGGATAGCGACGAGCGTCTGATCGAGCGTGGCCCCGCGCTTGACGCTGATCTCGAAAATCCCTTCCTTGCCGTCCTGCGTGAACAGCACCTTGCGGCTCATGGCGCGCTTGAAATCTTTCTCGCGCAGCCACTCGTTGACGAGATCGCCGCAGATGGTTTCCAGCGATGGCGTCAGGGTCATGCCATAGGCCTCGATTTTCGCCATGGTCGCCTCGATCCGCTCGTTCAGCGCGCGCAAGTCATCCCAGCCTTTGCCCTTGACGGGATGGAACGAATCCGGGCCGCCGTGGCCGTGATTGGAAACCTCGCCCCATTTGTCGCCATCGACGTAGAGCGTGGCGCTGTAGCAATGGGTTTCGTCGCTCATGCGCTCGTTATGGCTGATGCTTTTGAGCGTGATGGTCGGCGCGGTATTTATTGTCATTTTTTACGTTCCTTTTTTTCAGAGATCAGAGCGCGCCACCGCGCCGGAAGAAGAGAACCCAGCGCTTCGCGGCGCTGACCGCCTTCGCGCGGGTGGGAGCAGTGCCGGTCTCGATTTTGGTCGTGTAGAAGCCGTGCGCCATTGGATCAGCCCTCCGCCACCGGGATGGCCCAAAAGCGCCGGGCCTCGACCCCGAAGCGCTTGGCGTCGGCTTGGGCGCGCCGCAGCCCGCTCGCCTCGTCGCGCGTCCATGTGAAGCATTCGATGGTCTCGCCCTCGGCGGTCTCGGCGAAAATCTTGAATTTCGGGCTGAACATGGTGGCTGATCCTTTCTCGGGATGGGCGAAATTGCCCGTGGCCTGTGCCGTCCACATGGGGCACCGTGCCCCGTCATGCAAGCAAAAAAAGAGGCATCGTGCCCCACTTTTTTTCTTGCGACATGGAGCACCGTGCCCCATGTGGACGGCACCGGAGCACTTCGCCCCGGCAGGAGATCCAGACAATGACGATCGCGCAGACCATCCTCGCCCAGCTTGGCGGCAACCGCTTCCTGGCGATGACTGGCGCAACCAATCTGATGAACACGGAGCGGGGCCTGCGCTTTCGCTTTCCGGGCTGCCGCGACATGAACATTTGCGAGATCACTCTCGACGAGGATGACACCTATTCGCTGACATTCTTCCGGGCGCGCGGCCTCGATTGCCCGATCACCGCGGAATACTGGGGCATCTACAACAGCCAGCTGCGCGGCCTTTTCGAGCGCAAGACCGGCCTCGCCACCGCCCTCTGAACCCACCTCTCAAATCAGGGAAATTGCCATGACGATCATCGACATCATTGAACCCGCCAACTGCGCCGCGATCGAGGAGGATACCAGCCCGATCGCGCTGCCCCGCCTGCGCGGCACACTCAGCCTCGGCAGCGCCAAGGCTGCGAAGGAAGAGACGCCTGCGAAGGCGGAGAAGCCCGCGAAGCCTGCCAAGGCTCCCAAGGCTCCCAAGGCTCCCAAGGCGGAAAAGCCCGCCAAGGCCCCGAAAGCGCCGAAGCCCGCGAAGCCGGAAAAGCCCGCCAAGGTCTCGGTCGCCGATCGGCTGGCGCAGATCATCCCGCTGCTCGAACGGCCCGAGGGCATGGCGCGCAGCGAGATCGAGGCGCTCACCGGCTGGCTGCCGCACCGCGTCAGCTGGATCATGTCGCAGCTGCGCAAGGAAGGCCGCGAGATCATCGCCAGCAAGCACGCCGATCTCGGCACCACCTATCGCATCGCCACGGAGGCCTGACCGATGAAAATGCCCGCGCAATTCGAGGTCATATCAACCGGCGGCGGCTGCTTGGCCCACCTCTGGACCGCGCCCTCGGGCTGGGACGTGGTGATCACCACCAGCGACGGTCTTTCCGCCGCGATCGACGAGGTTGACTGGCTGGTCTGCATTTATCGCGACCGCGACTGGCAACCCGAAGGCTCGCTCTGTTGGTGGGCGGCAGAGGGCAAGCCTTTCGAGACTGCGCTCGCCGAGGCGATCGCCATGGCCGAGCAGGGGGGCGCGCAATGATCGATTGGGACGATCCCGAGGCGCGCGCGCGCCTGATCGAGCGGATCGGCGGCGAGGCCTACAACCGGGCATTCGAGGAGCATCTGCGCGCCTCGGTGGTCGAGATCGCCGGGGGCCATGGCCTGCGCTGGGTTGGCAGCCGCTTCGGGCGGCTGGTCCTGATCGGCGACACCGGCAGGGCCTTCGCCACGCTCGCCGAAGCCCGCTCATGGGCCGAAGCGAACCCCCGCTAAAAAGCGGCATCGTGCCCCACTTTTTTGCTTGCACCATGGGGCACGGTGCCCCATGTGGACGGGACCGCAGCGAAAGGATTCCGCAAATGCAAATCAAGATGACCAACGCCCAATTCTGGCAGAAGCACCCGGACTTCCGCTCGATCATCAACGGCAAGCGCTACGTGCTGGTTTGCCGCGAGGGAGCCACGGTGCTCGCTCCGGTCAAGATCGTTGCGGAGTGAAGGGCATGACCAAGCCGCGCACGGCGAAGACCAAGACCGGCACCGAGGTGATCCTGAACAAATGCTACCCGGTTGACGGCGGCTGGATCAGCTGGGTCATCGGCAGCAAGGGCTACGCGGTCGAGATTTTCATTCCGGGCCGGGACGAAGACTGATGACCCGCCTCGCCTGCCGCCGCCAGATGCACTTCGCCGAGCACCTCGCCCGGCAAGGCGTCAAGGCCAACGCGATCTATCGCACGCAATTCGAACTCGCCTACCTCTCGCCCAACTGCGAGCGGCCCGTCGCGCAGCGGCTGTCCGCTGCCCTCGATCGGATCGCCTGACATGACCAAGGGCGAAAAGCGCATTTGCCAGTTGATGCACCGGCACGGCCTCGTCGAGGCTGGCCAGCGCATCCGGGCCGGGCACGCCCGCCGCCCGAGCGCCACCTCTGCCGAGGCGGTGGCGATCCTCTCCGACACCGATCGCCTCGGCGCGCTGCTGCGCCGCGACGGCACCATTTGAAAGGCTGAAACCATGAGCGATTACCGAAACGAATTTCCCGACTTTCCCGAAGCCAATCTGCCCGCGCTGCCCGAGGGCTTCACCGACCAATCTTGGCACAACGACGTCTGCCCGCACTTTATCCACGAGGCCTCGGGCGTGGTGATCTGGATTGATTATGCCGATCCGGCGCAGCGCGAGATTCCAGCCTACGAGCGCTTCCGAGTGCAGCAGTGCGTCGATCTCGACCCCGACCGCGGCTGGCTCGCCGGGGGCGGAGAACTCGAACTTTTCGAGACCGATGACTGGGCGGTGGTCGAGCGCTCGCTGCCGCATTTCATCGCCGACATGCCCGACGAGATCGCCGAGAGCGCCACGCCCGCGCAGGCGGCGCGCATGATCCGCATGCGCCTCAATCTGCTCACGCCCGGCGATGCCCGCGCGCTGCTCGCCGAGGAAGCCGCCGTTGCGCATCCCTGCCCGGAGACTATGGCGATGCTCGCGCAGATCATCGAGGCGGCGGCGGCGATGCCAGCAAAGGAACCAGAGCAATGACCGGCCCGGAGATCACCGAACTGCGCCTCGAACTCGGCCTCTCGCGCGCGGAACTTGCCGCGCTGCTGCGGATTTCCGATCGCAGCACGGTGCGGCGCTGGGAATCGGGCGATTCGAACGTGACCGGGCCGGTCTCGCTGCTGCTCGAATTGCTGGCGGCTGGCGAACTGCCCCGGCGCTTTCTCGATCTGGCGCACGAATCCGCCTGACAGGGCGAAAGGGAATATTTCCCGACTTTAACAAAGGGCAAGTTTACGATACCGCCGCGCCCGGAGCGTGGCGGTTTATCGTTGGCGCTTTTGGTTAGGGAGGAAGCCGGTGCCCCGCTGCCCCGATCTGCGCCGCTGGCGCGCCCGGCACGGCCTGATGGCCAAGGATGTCGCCCGCATTCTCGGGTATAGTCCGTCCTATATCTCGCGCTGTGAATCCGGCGCGTGCCGCCTCTCGGACAATGCGTGGCGCGTGCTTGAGGCGCACGCCGCTGAAAGGGCCGAAATGTGGGGCGAGCCATGACATCGCGCCCGCGCAGCGAACTCGACTTCCGCGAAGCCGTGCGCCGCCGTCTCGCCGAGATCAGCAGGAGCGGCAACGAGCCGATCGCGGACGCCTATCGCGAGCAGATGCGCGCGCTCGCCGCCGTGATCGACGTGATGTTCAATGGCGAAGGCGAAGGCCCGAAACAGGTCGGCTTCGCGGTGCTGCTGTTTCCCTTCGGCGATGATCCGAAAGGGCGCGTCAATTACATCAGCAACGCCAATCGCGCGGACATGCTCTGCGCGATGAAGGAATTTATCGCCCGCGCCGAAGGGCGCATGTCAGGGGAAACCGGCCATGGATAAGCGCCCACTGTTCTACGAAAGCGCGCCGCCCATCCGCGAGGCGATGGAGCAGATCGGCCAGGACCATGCGGACCAGCTGGGCGAATGGCTCGCGCGCCTCGAGGCCCTCGGCGGCGATCGCAACGAGAAATTGTCCACGCTGGCGCACCTCGCGGCGATCGCCTGCGACGAGGCCCTCAAGATGCTCGGCCTGACGCTTTCCGATATTGACTTCGACATCGACAAGGGCGTGCCGCGCCATCAGGCCGCGCAGGCCGCCGAGGCGCTGCGGATTTTCATGGGCGACGTGATGATGCGTGCGGTCACGCTCGACACCCTGCGCGCGATGGATAGCGATCTCAGGGCCGCGCGCGATGGATAGCGCCGACTTTCTCACCGCGGTGCACGATCACATCAAGGCCTGCACCAGCGACGGCGATCTCGGGCTGCCCGGCTATATCTGGAAACTCGACGACGCGGACGCGCTGGCGGTTTTCGCGCTCGATCTGCAACCGACCGAGGCGTGGGCACTGTTCATGGTCGAGGCGCTGAAACCCGAGACCCGGCAGATCCTGTTCTGCCTCGATCGCTATTCGCGGCCGCAGCAGGGCACGAGCCTCTCCGATCTCGTCGCCGGGATTTATTTCGACCGGCCTGGCCAGCGGCTGCGGCCGTTCATCGTCGAGTATCAGGCGAAGCCCGAGCATCGCGTGCTCTGGTTCAACTGGCAAAACGAGTTCTGGAACGCGGCGATCCGGCACGAGCTGAAACAGGTGCTCGCCCGCCAGCCCGGCCTCGCCGGAGGAAAGGATCGGGTATCATGACCAATCGCGCCGAGGGCGAAACCATGGCCGAAATGTGGGACGATTTGCGGGCGAAGACGATCCCTCGGGACGCTTCTGCAATCCAGATCGCCGAAATGCGCAATGCGTTTTACGCGGGGGCCTTCTATCTGTTCAACTGGTTCATGGAGCAGATGGGCGAGGGACCGGAGGAAGCGACCGACGCCGACATGGACAAACTCTCGGCCATCGAGGCCGAGATCGCCGCCTATTTCAAAAAGGGCACCGCGCCATGACGCGCGAGCGCCGGCCCAGCCCGCGCGACTGGAAAGCCGAGGCGAAGGATCTCGCGCAGGCGCTCGCCGAGATCGCGACCCACGCGATGCAAGCGATCGGCAACCCGGATTCGCCCGACGCCTTGCTTGAGCGGGGCAAGATTCTCGCCTTCCTCCACCACGCGATCGCCTCGACCAAGGACGAGGGACCGATGCGCGTCGAGTTCACCACGCTCTCGGGCGCCGATCTCAGCCCCGAATTGCAAGAGGCCCTCCCGGCGCTCACCGAAGTGGTGATCGAGGCGCTGATCGCCGGCATCGAGCAAGGGCTGCACTCCGACATCCCGGTGCGCGTGGTCAAACTGACGCGCGAATCGGAAACCAAGCAATGAGCGAAGCCGGCCAAGATCCGGGCCAGATGGACGGGCGCACGATCGCCAACGCGGTCCTGCGCGTGGTCAATAGCGAGCCTTCCGAGGCCGAGCTGCTGATCTGGATTGGCATCGCGGTCGCGCGGCTGCTCGAATATCAGCGCGCGCTCGAGGCGCTCGGCGCATTGCCACCGAGACCGGCCCCGACAGGCGCTGCGGGCGATTCCGGGGGGATCATGCCATGACCGGCCCTGGCACCGCCGAGCGGCCTTCCGGCAGCCCATGGCGGCCCCTTTCCGGGCTGTCCGATGCGCAACTCGACGAAGAGACGCTGCTCGCGGTCACCGAAACGATGCGCCGCTCGACCGTGATCTTCAAACTGGTCGGGCAGACGAACCAGATGTTCGCCGGCGTGGCGTTCTGCACCGGCTGGGTCTGCGCGCTCGCGCTGATGCCATGGGTGCCCGCGCGCATCCTGTTCGCCGCGCAGCTGGTCGTGCTGATCCCGCTCGCCGTGGCGCTGCCGCTGCGGCTGCGCCGGACCTTCGATCTGGTGCGGCTGGCGCGCGAGCAGGAGACGGCGCTGCGCGATCTTCAAGGCGAGAGGGAAGCGCGCGCGCGGCGCACCGCTGGCCGGCTGCAGTGAGACAGAAGGGAACGGCAAATGAGCGACGACAGGAAACTCGGCGCGACTGGTGATTATCCAGAGGGCAAGTTGACCGCGAGCGATGAGGGCGCTTTGCAATTTGCGGTCGGCGAAAGAGACGGAAACGTGATCATCGATTTTGGTAAACCGGTCGCTTGGATCGCCATGCCACCGGAGCAAGCCGCAAAATTTGCCAGCGCTCTGGTGCGCCATGCTCGCGAGGTCGCGCGGCAGCGCGGCATCGTGATCGAACTCGAGCTTTGAAAGAGCCGAGACCATGGCCCGGATTATCTACCGCGCCGCGAACGCAGACATGGGCGCGCGTCTGCAATTCGAAGCCGCCGAGGGTGAGGAAGTTTCCCCGGAATTTGCCCTCGCCTTTGCCCTCACCGACTTGAACCGGTGGCTCGGGTATCTGATCGAGTTGCGCTGGCCCTCGGTCAGTCCGCACGCAAAGGAGGAACCCCACCCATGAATCAACAGTCCTGGCAGCCGATCGACGACCGGATCGCCGCCTCGATCGAAACGCACGGTCAGTTCCTGATGGCGGTTATGCCAGACCCGCAGGACGGCACGCCGGCCTTCGTCTATACGATCGGCAATGCTTCGCGCGGCTTGCCCGAGCTGCTCCTCGTCGGCAATTTCCGGCCCGACGATTGCGGCATGATCCTCAATTGCCTCGGCGACATCATGCGCGAGGCCGGGCAGCCGCTCGAGGGCGAGGTCTCGGTCGGCGGCACCTTCCCGGTGCGCTGCCGCTGGGCAGGCCCCGACGCGCGGCGCGATTACACGTGCCACGCGGGACGCTGGCTCGGGCACGACGAATATGCGGTCACGCAGGTGCTTTTCTGCGATCGCGAGGGCCGCTTTCCCGGCGATCCCGGCTTCGATCCGGCCTTCACCGTGCCGCTGGTTTAAAGGAGTCGGGGCATGCGCCGCCTGAACAAAGAGTTTGTGTTTCTGCTGATCATCGTCGCCGCGCTCGTCGCATCGGCGGCGATGCTGGTCGATGCGATGCGCCACTGAGAGACGGGAACCTGATGGACGAGACCCTGATGGACGCGCTGCTGATCGTGCTGAAGGCGCGGCGCGATCCCGAGTGGGCCAATTGGAACCCGGCGCTGGTCGCCGGTGCCGAGGCCACGCTCACTGCCAGAACTAGCGCAGCGATCATGCGCCGGGGCGAGCGCATCGCGCGCGCTCAACCGGGCGTGGCGCCGCCAGACAAATCGGAGTGGATTCACCGCCCGCCTTCGCGCCGCCTCAAGATGCACGCGGGCCAATGCCCCGATTGCGGTCGCAACTTCGCGCAGCTGGAACGCCATACGAATTGTCGCGGGCGTGGATAACTTTGTGTACAACCTGTGGAGCGACCGGGGAGAAATGGGCACCCCCCGCCTCAACGCCCCGCCCAATCCCTCCGGTCGCGCCTTCGCTTTGCGGCCCGGCGGCTGGGATATGAACCGACCCCGCCACTTCGATTCCCTTCATGCTGTCGCAAAACTGCCTCATGGCCTGCCATGGGATGCCAGTGAAAAGGGGCAAAAAGTGGGGCAAAAACATTTAAGCGCCTCGCCGATCGCGCGATAAATCAGGCGGTTAGACCTCGAGTTCGATTCCCGTAGGGGTCACCAAACTCGGGCGCCATGGCCTATTTGCCCCCCGGAAAAGTGCGGAAATCCGCGCAGTCATGTTCCCAGACTCTGCCATGGTGTGCCATGGATGATCGCGCGCCGGGGGCAAAGTCCGGGGCAAAGCCACCGGGGGCAAAATCTCCCGCGAAATTTTGCCCCACGATAAGACCCTGGCGCGCAGGAAACCGCCATTTTCAGGGAACAGGCACCATGCTCAACAAACTCACCACCGGGACCATCACCAAGGCCATCGCCGCCAAGCCCGAAGCCGGCGCGAAACGGCATTTCGACGGCGGCGGTCTCTACCTCGAGATCAAGCCGCAGGGCGCGCCGCACTGGTATCTGAAATACAAGTTCGCGGGCAGGGAGCGGCGGCTTGCCTTCGGGGCCTATCCAAGCCCGACCGGCCTCGCCGATGCCCGCCAGCTGCGCGACGACGCGGTCAAGCTGCTCGCGCTGGGCCGCGATCCCGGCGAATTGCGCAAGGCGGTGAAGGAGGCGGCGAAGGCCCCGCAGCCCGAGCCGGAAAAGCCGACGTTCGGCAGATTCGCCGCTGACGTGCTGGCCGATCTCAGGGCGGTGCAGGCCCCGGCCACGCAGAAGAAGTGGAAACTGCACATGGGCTATGCGACCCGCGAGTTCGGCCACCGCGCGATTGACGAGATCAAGACCGGCGAGATCGTCGAGTTCCTCCGGCCGTTTCAGGCCTCGACCCGCACCACGACGATGCACTCGATCAAGCAGAAGATGTCCGACGTCTTCCGCCGGGGCATCACCTACGAGGC